GGTAAAAAGTGTTCTTATGGGAACAACCCACCCTTAAAACAGGAACATCCCGAGAACCTCAAAAACATCCAATGCTATGTCTGCAGCGGAGGCATCAACCGCCACAGCAGACACATCAAACCCGACATCTACACCCAACGTGGACGCAACGCTAGTGAAAACACTCGCTACTGCGTCTTCCGCTGTGATTGCAGCCTCACCCGCCCAATAAGAGAAATCGGATGATTCTACAACAGTAGACACTGCATCTAAGAACCCGTCAGCCTCCGGAACAAGTGTAACAACACCTTCTCCAAAGTCCGACATTCCAAGAGCAGCAAGGCCAACGGCCCCGACGGTGACCATCCCAGATGCGACATCGACTCCATAAGAGTCAACGCCACTTCCCGGATCGTCTGGATTAAATTTTTGAGAACCACCACCCCCACCCACAACACCAGGCAACCCACCAATGGGTGGATCACCATAATAGGCCGGCGACCCATTTACCGGCCTCCCTGAAACCCCAAAGGTCTCTCGGTAGCCTGAGTAATGGTGCGACCAGCTGAAAGTACGGCAGCAGAATTAACTGCGAGATCGTACTGTGGTGCATGGGAGAAGGAGACACTGGTGTCATAAATGACACCAGTAATATCATCCGGGACAACTTCCCAATGCCACACCAAATCAATGGCGTACACATTAGAACCGATCACAGCTGTGGGGGTAGTGTCCCCCTCAATGATAACAATGAGGGCATTCTGCCCTGCCTCGGTACCATTACCACCTGCAGGAGCGTTCCAATTATTGGGAGGCGCTACTGTGGTGCCAGCAGAAGTGACCGTAGTCGGATAATCGGTGGTTGAGTACAGTTGATAAGCGGGAGCTTTAGATGGTTTCCAGAAAAACTCCACAACTTTATCACCTTGCACTTTCGCTTCATAACAATCAGTGATGTTATCGCGAATCTGCCCGGTGACTTGACTATACCCGCCAGTGCAAACCGACAGGGGTGAAAGGGCAGTTCCGGTTGTGGCCACCGTAAGGGCAGCTCCAACAATCGGGACATATCCACCGAAGATGCGAGCTGAACGATTAAGTTCAGTGCCTTCGTAGAATACCCTCGCTCCCATACCGACACACCTGACTTTCATACCGAGTGCATAATAAAATGATGCAAGATTAGGCACAGACAAATTATTAATGGAAGCGGTACCGGTCAAGTTAATGTCGGTAATCGTCGAATTGCCAGCTGAAGTTTCAACCAATTGGCTGTAACTCAGGTTCGGGTAAGGAAACATCATAAACCCACCACTATGTGAGGTGGATGTACCAGCAAGCGCAGTAAGCGCCGTGCGGATGTGTCTCCTAGACGTAATCAGTCCAGAATCAGCCACAGTCGGATCAGGAATGTGGACTGACGTGGAATTGAAAGGGTCAATCAAACAACGCAAATATGGAGGCATATTCACTTTGTTCGAGACACCTCTCGGTACCACTGAAGCGCGGGGACTGGGTGGAGCACGCTTATGCATAACACGCTCAGTCTCTTTATGGCGCTTCTCGGGCACTAATTTAACAGTTTTCTTAGGTTGGTTTGGCATTGTATTGGATCCCGCATGCCTTGCGAGACTGTTCATCTGAGGGTAACTAATTCAAGATCATCCGTGCAGTCGTTCGACATTCCGCCTTTCGGCTTAGTACGTAAATATTTACACCACTGCAGCGCATTTAGAACTGCAGCGGAAACGTTTTGGACAAATTACACCCCCGGACCCAATGGTAGTACGCTACCGGCGTTCAATAGTTTAAAGACGTGGATGGTCTGGGCGCTCGTCCCTAGTGCTCTTATTTATCGACATCACACCTGTCGGCCTCTCCCTGGCAGCTATCCAACCCGTGTATGCTAACACACGTACCGCAGGGTCGCGATGGATGAGTTCGTCAGTACTTAAAGTGGCAGCACGACATGGTCCGATATTAACGGGCAGTTTTTATAGCGAATCTCAACTTTGGAATAGAACCCCTCCAGACAAATTTGTTCATCTGGTGTAATTCCAAAGGCAGTATAGAAACTCGCTCTGGTGGCGTCTGTGATATGCGACTGCGTCCGGTTAACATCCTCTGCTAACTTTCGTACACCCCAACCCCAGCCAGTCTGACATTTCTTGTTATACTTTCCATACTTTTGGTATGTTCCGTAAAACGCTTGCCAGACAGGGATGCCCCCCGTAAGGGACAACCCACCTGTTCCAACGGCATTCAACCACCCCCTGAATTCCTTTTCAGTGTCCAGGGGAGTGATAGAGACGGTATCTTTGCAGATAGCCACATGCGGATTCCTGACCATTAGGTAATCCGAAATGCTGGGCCCGACAAACACAGGCCGTGTTTGGCAGAACTCAATCTCCTCAATGTTGTAAACCGGTGTCTCAGCCACCATATTAAAACCCATTTTCTCAAACCAATCGTGCAACCCAGTATTGAAGCGGGTAAGGTCCCCCGCCTCCATGAAAACGACACAATCGTCGCCATTATTAGCCAGCTTAATTGTTACCCCACGTAGATTCGCGTACGCGTGGATCATTCCGCACATAATCAGGCAATTGCCCAATCCAGTGTTCATGTCTCCACTCATACGCCCTCCGTCTGTGGTGTAAATGAGCGAGCCGTCAGGCACGGTACCGAAGCATCTATTCTCCAATTGCATATTCAACAATAGGGTAAGTTGCGCACGGTGCCGTTCATTATAGAAGCATTTGATGTACTGTGCATGCTCCCAGGTCAATGCGGCCTGAGAAACATGTTGATCGAACCGACTGGCGTCCAATCCCACAGCTACGGTACGTGTAAATGATGACCATTTCTGATACATCAACGTGCCAGCATCCACTGCATTCAAACCTTTCATTACTGTTTGATCTCCAAATACATCAGTGATGGCGTGATATATTTCCCCTTCGACGCGCCGAATATAACGGCCCGCCTCCACTCCATACCTAGGCGACCTTGGCGAGATCACCCGAGGAACTGGGTCCGGCTTAGAAGTTATGTTCATCTTCTCTGCCTTTATGAACGCTTTCACGTAACTATCTTTCAACGAAAAGTCGCTAACCAACAACGACTCCAAGGCCTCTTGGTAAATAACTTGTTTGCGGCCCCTATATGTGTCAACAAATTGTTGACGCGTCATCGGGACGGTCGAAGGCAAGAAACTCTCCAAGGCGGTTGTAAACCCGCTAAGGCAATCTGAAAAATACTCACGCGAAGCCGGTTTAGGGGGTGCCACAAAGTTCCCTTCAGAATCTTTGACGTAGAACACCCGCTCCTTAACCGCCCTTTCCAGAGCATCAATGTTTGAATTATGGACTGAAAAGACAACAGGGGGGGAAATCCCTGCAACATGTACTGTCTTCCTAACCTTAGAGCTCCCAGCGAAACGTAACACCTCCAAATTGGGATGGTCGGGGGCAGAACTCATTGAGCTCCCCATCCCAGGTGTGTTTCTTGGGCACCCTCAGCCACGTTCAGACCGGAATGGATCATACCATTCCGGACCGTCGGTGGTCAGGTCGCGATGTGCCTGCGCGACTATGGTCGATCTACCTACTCTTTTCAGTAAAATCTCCATATCTGTCGGGCACAGGGCAACCGTGGTCGCCACACTAATGATAGCCATATGATCTGACTTACGTACGGCCTTAACCTTAATCAGGTGGTCGTATATCCATTTGTGTGCAACCAGACGGTTAGCCTCGCTACTGTTGGCGAACATGAATTTAGAGCGACATTCAGTTCCCAGGGCAATGGCAAGAGTATTGATCTGTCTGCGTCCGTTCGCTGACTTAGCCAAATACTGCTTGGTAGAATCTCTACTTTCGCCATTCATGCCCACAATGGCCTCCTCAAAGGTAGTACCATTGTTATTGATCTCATCGATCAGATCCCTTGTGTAGGCATCCACCTTCGAGACGCGGCCGCGTCCCGAAAGCTTCATAACCA